GTTACTCTCTGTTTTGTACCAAGAGTACGATTTGCACGACTTGAGAACTGGACTCATAGTTGGAGATCGGCGTTCTACACCCGTAGTTCTCCGTTCTACCGCGGACAATGCATGGAAACAGGCGTCCGTGAAGTTCAATGACAGTGCCTGCTTGCAGGCGTCATTGGAGAGTCCCATTTCTCCTTTGCCTGTTGATGACAGTGCCTGTTTACAGGCGTCTCAACTTGTAAGTGAAATTCCCTCGGTTTTCGTGGCCGAATCTGAACCGTGCCGGTTTGTCGACAGTGACTTTGTTGATGCTGTTGAACCTGGAAGTTCCGAAGTCGTCTCCATTCCACTCCCACTCTATCATGAGTTTACGGAGTTGGTTCAGGCTGGAGACTATTTCAATGCTTGTAGACATTTGTCTGACGCGGTTGAATCTTCTGCAGAGGACATACCTATTCGAGATTCCCATTGGTATCTGTTGAACAAGGTCCCCCCTCCGCAAGTTCAGACATCTTCTCCAGCCTATGAAATGGCTGATTGGAAGTTTGCTGACAATGGTTCTGGTGCTCCCAGTCCGAATTTTTGGATCAATTGCACCCGTGTCATTGAGGCGGCATGTGCCACACTCAACCTTCTTGGAAACATTGACACTCGGATGATGACCAATCGTGAACGTAAACAAGCGTATCGCGATGTCACATGGAATCCGTATGTGATTTATGCTACTAACATGAAGGATTTTGAGCAGGCGCCGTTTCTTGGCAACGAGAACTACTTCCGCATGCTATACCTAGTTCGAAACCGCATCTCCCTTTTTGGAGACTATGGTTATAAGTCCAAGGTGGAAGGGTTCGTTGGTGAAGGAGCAGCTTCGAGCAATGTCTCAGAGTTGTTTTCTCGAATTCAGGAGAAGGTTGGCTCAATTAGCAAACTTTCACTTTCTGAGATTATTGAGAAGGCGGTGAATGTAGTTTGGAGTGCCATTTCTGGCATTTTGGAACTCATCACCAATGCCTACAAAAGTTTTCTCACAAAAGTCCGGTCATTCCTGAAGAATTTCATTATTGAAACTTTCGATCTTGGTCGACTGCTTCAGTTTGTGCAATCAGATGAGTTCAAACAGATCATGTTCCTATGGTTTGTTTGGACCATGTTCATCTTCTTTGTGGGGTGTACAGTGATTTCGTACAACACTGCTTTTGCGGTGGTTAGCAGATTGCGTTCAGTGAAGGAGTCATTTTACGGACAAGCGGATGTTCATCCTGCCACTTTTGTTGCTACACTTGCAGCTGGTGTGTTTGGGTTAACATCCAAAGATGAGATGAAGATCGCATCTCGCGCACGCTACTTATGCACGCTGGTTGCAGGGGGCACGGTAGCAGCCAACTTAGGAGCATGTTGCTTCTCTTTGTTGCCAGAAGTTCTCCGAGATTCCTTGGAGTACAAGTTTGGAACAGCTGAGAGTCGCACCAAGAGGGAGGCGAATCAATGGCGGGCTACGGCTAATGCCTTGATTCATCTTTCCACTGTTCCGCGGGTGGTAAGCTCAGAAGTGTACATTGGCAAGGTAAAAGAAGCCATGGCGGCTGGGAGTTTACTGCTCAATCGTATGACAGGTAATGCATTCAATTCTTTGCGAAGTGCGAGCCTGGCTACGTTTATTCGGTTGCAGAAAATCCACATGAACATTGTTCAGTTTGTGACAGGATCGAGAACGCGTGATGAACCGTTCTGTGTGCACATCTTTGGGCGCCCAGGAATTGGTAAGTCTGTGTTGGAAAAGAAGCTTCAGGCCCGAGCATTTGGAATCATGCCTCATGAATCTTATCCAATGAGCTTCGATGATGAACATCATTCTGGTTACATGAACCATCGATCTGTTGTGATTGATGAATTCCTAGTGGGGCCTCAGGATCTTCAGGAGAAGACTGCGTCTATCTTCTTGAAGCTGAAAAGCTCGGCTAAGGTTAAGCTTGATATGCCTACTATCGACAACGTTTTCGTTGGGGTGAAAGGCGCGGAGTTTGATTCAGAGTTCATTTTCACAATGAGCAATACGGCGTACCCGCGGGTTGCTTCGTTTGAAGCCTCAGCTATTCAACGTCGTCGTGATGTTGTGGTTGAGTTCGAGGTAGCGCCAGGGTTTGAGCGCCATGTTCATGGCAGTGTGAAGGCAGTTGGAGATGCTTTCGATCTGTCTGGTCTGGCTGCTGAAGTGGTGCGCGAAACGAAGTGGGTGAAGGCTAGGTGCTTGCCAAACGTCTATCGGACGGATTGGGAGGAGGTCTCTACCCCTTGGATGGACTTTGACACTTTGTGCCAATACCTTCGAGATAAGTATGAGGAGAAGGTGGCTTTGTCGAAGATTCTCAGTGATTCTATGAGTGGAATTATTGACGAGGAACAAGATCCAATGGACTTGATCAATGAGGAATTGCGCAAGACGTGCTCGTTGCCTGGTAAGCCTGTTGGGGTCGTTGAAGCCTTAGGCACAATCTTTTCGTTTTCGAATGAAGAGTTTGTTGCTGAGGCGGGCCCTGCAAGGCACTACCACAGGTGCGCTGGTTGTGGAGAACGGTTTCGCCATAACCTCGCGTCAGGAGAGGTGATTTGCAATAAATGCGGTGTGACGGAGATTTGTTTGAAGGGATCTGATGCAGACCCCTTTACCGAAGCAGAACTCGTTGAACAGCAAGGCGATGATCGCGTCTCAGTGCCAACGTTGAGTTCGTGTACACCTGATGCTCACTTTCATCCATGCCTGAATCCCAGGTGCGATGCTAAGAGGGCGTGTAACTCGAACCGCAATAGTCTAAATTGGATTTGTGATCCGTGCAGAGAGATTCATGGAGATAAGGACGTCAACTACTTTCGTGCTTGGTCCCGCATGAACCATAATGCAGGGAAAGGCCGGACAGCTGTGGTGAGTGACACTGTTTTTACAAGCTATGAGGACTGGCAGCAATGCTGCGCTGAACGAATTCTTCTTGACTTGGGGACGGTTTGGGATGCTCTTCCAGCATCCTATGAATTGGTAGCTCAAGACACCATTTCAAATATGGTGCGAAAGCACGTGCTTATTGGATTGGCTTTGGGTGCGATGTTCGGTTTGGCAAAGTGGCTTGCGACTAGCGACGCTCCTGACTCGGTTACATTTCAACCTGAGTCAGATCCTCGAAAGAAGTACTCTCGGCGCTCTCATGAGAAGTCTAGGTGGGCACGTGGTGAACGTTACCTTCCAGAAGCTAAGAAGTCTCTTCAGACCGGGAAGCTGGACGTCGGACATTGTGTCATGAATTGTATTCCGATAGCTGAGAACTGGGTTTTGACCTTTGCTCACGGATTGTTTTCTGGTGGCGATGGGATTGCTCTTGGTGCAGAGATCGGGTTTCATTTCAATGACCAGAGTTACCGTTGGAAGAGTGACCCCAGCGACTTCATTGTGAGTCGCGAGGATGACGGTTCCATTGGCCTGGATGTTGCATTTGTGCGAATTGGTGACAAACGTTGTCCTGCTTTCAAGAATGTACTTTCTTGTTTCATGAGGGATGATGAGGTTCCTGATTCCCGTTTCCGCGTGAGTTTGAGAACACGTACTGGTCTGGTGATGACGTATGCATCGAAGGATGTGCAGGACTATTCCTATGAGGGGACTCGGTTCCGTCTGTCTGATGGTTTTCGCTATGATGCTGGTACTACGCAGGGAGATTGTGGAACACCACTTTTGATGGCGTCGGGTGATCATATCACCAAGTGTGTTGGTATCCACGTTGCTGGATCCTTATCTAAGAGCAACCCTGTTGGGTTGTCAGTTCGCGTTTCGCGAGAGATGATTGAGGATGCTATTGGTGACTTGATTACCAAGAAGACTTTTGTTGCCGAGAGCTATGTCCTTGACTGTCTTGAGGAAACTGATTCACCCAATTTGGTTAGCATTGAGAAGGTGCCGTTGAATGCCCGGGTTCATTTGAGCAGCAAGACCAAGTTGAAACCCTCGTGCATCGCAGAACATTTGCCTTTTGTGACTGTGAAAGAACCGGCTATTCTTAGTCAGCTTGATCCACGGTCTCAAGGGAAAGATCCTGTGGATGAAGCAGTCATACGATTGGCGAAAGCACCGAAAGTGACGTTGGATCAAGAAGTTCTCGAGCTTTGTGCAGAAGATTTGTTCCAGCACCTTGACCAGGCTTTGGATTACGGTAAAACAGGTGGCTTGCGTGAACTGAGCTTTGAGGAAGCTGTTTTTGGAATCCCAGGTGCCTTGTCATCTGTTGTAACTTCCACGAATGCTGGATCTCCTTATTGCTACTTTGTCAACAAGACTGGCAAGCGAGAGTTAATCTGGTTTGAAGGAAGCGAAGGCAAGGTGAACGAGAACTTCAAGAGACATGTTCTGGAAACTTACCACCGTGTGAGAGCAGGAGAACCGATTGAGAAGGTTTTCCTTGGCTTCCAGAAAGATGAAGTTCGATCACAGTCGAAGATAGCTGATGTGAATACTCGCATCACTTACTCAAATGATGTGACGTACAATGTAGTATGTCGTATGTTGTTTGGGTCCATGGTTGTTGCTTTCAACGGCAGTTTCCCATCGCATGGGTATGCTCTTGGTATCAACCCCAGTTCGCATGATGCGAACAAGATTTATCATCGAGTGCGGGAGAATCCCGACCGATTGGTGGCTGGCGACTTTCGCGAGTTTGACCTACGTCACCAAAGGCAAGTAATGGACATGAGCTTTAAGGTCCTCGAACGCCTCGGTGCAAATCTTGATCGTAGCGACGTGATCTTCGAACATGTTCGGGTTCATGAGACTACAGTGCCCTTCATCATTGGGCAGTGGAAATTGCGAACCGAATGCAACAATGCGAGTGGTGGTTTTTGGACAACAATCCTGAACTGCGTTACGGCAGAGCTATACTTCCGTTATGGCTTCAAGAAATCACATCCTGGACGTGTCTTTGAGAAGAGCGTGTCGGTGGTTATCTTGGGCGATGATCACATTTTGTCGATCTCTGAAGGTTTGGAGTGGAATCCACTACAAGTGCGAGATGCGATGAAGTTGTTGGGACAGGAGTACACGAGTGCCGTGAAAGACCGTGAACTCACTCCTGAGTATGAGTCGTTTGACCAGGTTCTCTTTCTTGGGCACTATTTTGTGCAGGTTGCGTAGTTGGTCTGGAGCTTTACGCAAGAGCACTTTGGAAGAAAGTGTCTTGTGGACCCGGAACAAAAACCGCACCATTGTGCAAGAGTGTCAACAGATGATGGAGTATGCCAGTCAGTGGGACAAAGAGTACTTTGAGTGGTACTGTGCTTCAGTCAACGAGGCCCTTGAACGAGCAGGATTAGGTCGTATCACGCTTCCTCCGTGGAAGAGTTTGCGTCGAACTGTCGCAGAGAGAACCACTGAGAATTCAACTGATTTTCGTTTTGTGGCGCAGGCAGATTCCGTTCTTGGTCGTCAGATCACAGGAAAGTCTGTTCATACTCCCGGTCTTGTCACGATTGACACGGCTACTGATGTTATGAGTCAGGATGTTGTGTTGAGCAGACGAGCTCCGATTGGAGCTGCACTTAGTGAGACGCCTGGAAGTATGGATATGGGTACTGAGAGTTTCGTGCGGCGCGGACAATGGAATTGGACTGTTGCTGAAGCTTTGGGGTCCCTGATCGCTGGCTTTTCAGCAATTGAATTGCCGTACGGTTTGCTTGGTATGGGAGACCAGGCGAATATTCAGAATATGGGATTTCAGAACTTCCAGTTCTCCGGAGCTGACATAGAGATCAAAATTCAGTTGAATGGTTCGCCGACTCAAACTGGATGTCTCATTGCCTTTTTCACACCCTTGAGTACAGCAACTTCAACGTACAACAGTTGGCCAAGTTTGCCTCATGTCAAATTGTCGCCATGTGACAATGCAACGGGCACCTTGCGATTCCGTTCAGGTACTGGCGTACTTTGACAGACAATCAGCTTGCTCATGACACTTCATTGTTCATTGGCTCGTTCCGTTTGGCAGTGTACTCACCTCTAGTGTCCGTTTCGTCTCCACAGAACTGCGGGGTTACGATTTTTTCGAGATTTGTGACTACTCAGCGCATTCCTCGCACTCTTCCGCCCTCTCGGACGAACACTCGTCCGAAGTATGGCTTCACGAGAGGTACTGGAGCTCTAGTAGGACAGTTGTTGTCAAGTGACACAACGTGGGTCGCGCAAGGTGGAAATGTTTCTACTACGAATGTGCAAAACACGTATTCGGTTGGCGATGTCGCGGGCAATATGCCCATCGAAGGACGCACCAACATTGGTGGCAATACACAGAGTCTGGATCAGAAAGCTGATGTCTCAGCAGTTCCGTTGGACAACCCCCCAGTTGTTGGCGGTGGTATTCCCATTGTCAACCAGTTCCCTTCGATGTCGAAGAGTAATGGTCCTGAGACCACGACAGGTCTCTACCTGCACCCGCAGGAAATGTTCCGTCAACCTTTCGATTTCCGAGACTCAGAAGAGACGACTATAGCCAATTTATTGGCGCGCCCAGGTCGGATCTACAATTTCTCGTGGACAACAAGCCAGGCGGATGGGACGGATTTGTATTCGTTTGACCTTGACTCCTTGATCTTTGATGACTCTGGAACTGATTGGACTGTTTCGTGGAATGTACCAGCAAATATTGCCATCTTGAACTTGTTCAAGTTCGCACATTTTGACGTGGTGTTTTCCGTCCATGTAGTCAGGACTCGGTTCCATTCGGGGCGTCTTCAAGCCGCTGTGTCGTACTCGATGTTTGATGATGCTCCAGCTCAGAAAAACGCCTTGTACACCAATGTGTTGGATTTTAATGCAGACAAGTCTGTCTGTGAGTTCCGTGTTCCTTGGAACTCTGCTCAAGAGTTCATTAGGACGTCGGAGAACCGTCTTCCGAACCAGTCGAGTCGTATTGGGTCAGTGGCGTTGTCAGTGTTGAATGAGCTGCGGGTTACTTCAGAGGTTGTGGCTGCATCGGTTGACGTGATTATTGAGGTTCGCTTCGAAAATGCGAGACTTGCAATGCCTAACCCGTATCCATCTGTGTCTCTTCACTCAGACGATCGTTTGGCCTTCGTGGCTCAATCAGAAGGCGCTGAAATTGAAACGGAGGATATTAATGCTCCTGGGGACGTTGTGTCGACAACGGCAACGCGCGCGCCCCCTCCTATGAGGTTGTGTCGGATTAATTTGGGACAGAAGTTTGAGTACGAGGTTGGCGATGTGCATGAGCTCGTTCGGCGTTACACGATGTACCCTCATGCGTGGATTACAAATGTGGCAGGTCGGCAACCGTCGTCTTTGACTCCATTGACTATTCCAGGATCTGACAATCGCACGATTTACAGAATCCCTTGTCGTCCTGCGAGCGTGTTGAACCAGGTGTTCGCTGGGTGGTCTGGAATGCAAAAGTTCCGGATCTATGCAGCAACTGCAGCTCACTGTACTGTTTCCATGTCCTTTGGGGTCCAGACAGCTTCTGGCTCTGACATTGATTACACGCATGTCATGACGTTGAATCGTGGGACGGTGACCAATCCAGCTGGGTTGGGTGCTATTTTGGGTACTATCTACTCTGGCTATATGGCTCGAGAAGTGATGTATCCGATTGGGTCACAGTCATTTATTGACGTGAGTGTTCCGTTTTCTTCGGAGCTGAACTTTGTGCCGACACAATCAGGTACAACTGCGTTTGGAGCTCCGCGCGGAGTTGGCTATTTGTACGTCAACGTTCCTTTCAACACGGAGATTACAGTTTATTGGGCTGCTGGTGACGATTTTCGTTACCACGTGTTCAGTCCGAGAAACACTTTGCAGCGGAAGCTTGGGAGTTTGGTTGGAGGGGCTCTTCCAACAGGCGAGTTTCAGATTGCTGGCATTTATGCCACACCTTCATAGGTGATTTATGTTTAAGACCTGTAGCAACAGGCCCACTGTAGGATCATTCAGTCGTGATACAGGAGAGTCTGGTTCTGTTCTGAACCAGTGAGAGATAGGATCGTTAAGTCGTGATATCTCTTTGCATTTATAAAAAGTATTATCCCTGGGTTCGATGATTCTTTTTCTTTTATTAGAATT